CGGTGCTAATCGGCACGTCATGGTCATACGGATATGCTGACATAGTGCATGCTACATACCCATGCAGTATACCTAGCTTGGCCTGTGAGTAGCTGCCACGCAGTGACTCTGCTCCGATATGTGGTGCAGTCAGGTTGGTTACTGCGCCGGAGATATACTCAGCGATGACGCTGCATCTGTCTAGTATTGACATACTTGGCCTTGTCATGACCGAGTCAAATCTGCACTCTAGTATGTCCCCGCCCCAGTCTAGCGGGATGATGCACATGCCGGTGCACGACAGCGACAAGTCTAGGCCCACTACATGTGATATCTGTCTCATTTGCCACCCAGCGCTGCCCAGACATCAATCCAGGCATCTATGAGCAGACGCCTGTTATAATTGAGTAGCCTGTCTACCTCAGACTGAATTCCGTCTGGGATATGACCGACGAGAAGCTGTAGCATGTCTGCATTTATGTGGTAGATATCGGCTAGCTGACTGCATAGTCCAGCTGATGGGCGCCAGTCTCCGCGCTCCATCGAGTGAATGTGCTGCCTAGTACAGCCGACCAGTTTTGCGGCCTCTTGTACAGACAGCCCGTTTTTTGTTCGTAGTGCGCGCAGCAAATCGCCTACGCTGCTCCTTTTTTTTTCTTCCATGTTTCCCAGTATACGCTGGCCGGTTCGAATGTCAAGAAAAAACTTGACAGAGGAATAGCCAGAACTGCTACCGGTATCCGATAAATTGCCGTCTGGTAAATGACCTACGTGCAGCTGTAGTAGGTCTGCATCTCGCGGTAGATATCGGATAGCCGTATACATAGGTCGGCTGATGGGATCCAGTCTCCGCGCTCCATTGCGTATATGTGCTGCCTAGTACAGCCGATTTTGTCGGCTGCATACTGTGCAGGTATCCAGTTCTTCTGGCGTAATTCTCGCAGCAAATCGCCTACGCTGCTCCTTTTTTTTTCTTCCATGTTTCCCAGTATACGCTGGCCGGTTCGAATGTCAAGTTTTTACTTGACAGAGGAACCACCAGAGCTATGATGACAAGCATAGAGCCGCTACCGGTATCCGACCGCGGCCGAGAAAGGAATACAATGGCAATCAAATTACACACTACTCGAGGCGCTAGCGCCTCAAGCGTCAAGTGCCTAGTCTACGGGCAGGCTGGGGCAGGCAAGACTACACTCATCCGCACACTGCCTACACCAGTGGTAATCTCCGCTGAGGCAGGACTACTGTCTCTGTCAGACGTAGATATACCGTATATCACTGTAGCATCGATAGATGACATACGGGATGCGTATCAATGGCTCACCTCGTCAGAGGAGGCCACGCAATTCGCGAGCGTCGCTATTGACTCACTGTCAGAGATAGCAGAGGTGGTGTTGTCTACAGAGAAGCGTGCGTCAAAGGACGCTCGGGCAGCATACGGTGAGATGCAGGACCAGGTCGCATCACTGGTACGGTCGTTCAGGGATGTGAATAAGCACATCTATTTCACTGCAAAAGCCGAGAAATCGCAGGACCAAGAGGGGCGTCTACTATGGTCACCGAGCATGCCAGGAAACAAAATAGGGCAACAATTGCCTTATTTCTTCGACGAAGTGCTAGCCCTGCGCGTAGAGCGCGACGCAGATGGCAACATGCACAGGGCTCTACTGTGCGACTCAGATGGCCTATGGCAGGCAAAGGACAGGAGCGGCAGGCTAGACACATGGGAGGAGCCGGATTTAGGCAAAATAATAAGCAAGGTGGCGTCATGAACTCATACGAACTGTCAATTCTCGAGCAAGATTGGCTAGCTGCAAAGGCCGATGAGACCGAGGCGCAGCAGCGCAGGCGTGACATCGAGGACCGCATATCTGCGGTGCTGCTGTCAGATGCGACGCCTACTCAGACAGTGCATCTGTCACGAGTCAGCATCACGCGAAGGCAGCAACGCAAGGTCGACTACGATACGATGCTAGAGTGTGCGCACGAGCACGGTCTCGAAGACGAGGTGCCTCAGATATTCAGATTCGAGGCAAAAATTAACGAAAAAGTATGGAAAAAACTAACACCAGAGATAATATCAGCCTTTGCCCCTGCGGTTACGACATCGCAGGGAAGACCATCATTCACAACAAAAAAGGATAAAAAGTAATGGCAAAATTAGGCAAAATATATGAAACAGAGACTCTACCAGAGGACGACGGAGCCAGCGCAGGTCTGGTGCCCAAAGGGTGGTACACAGTATCGGTCGACAAGTCTGAGCTGCGAGACACACGCGCAGGCAACGGTCAGTACATCGCGCTCCAGCTGCGGGTGCAGGGGCCGACGCACGCCAATAGAGTGGTGTTCGCGAATATAACAACTGCTAATGTCAATCAAAAGGCGCAGGAGATAGGTGACAAGCAGCTAGGCAGCCTGCTGCGCGCCTGCGGAATACAGAGATTCGAGGATACTGACCAGCTTGTCGGCTGCATCCTCGATGCAAAAGTGAGGATAAAGCCAGGCACCAATGGATATGAAGATAGCAATGACGTAGCTGCCTACAGGGCGCCTAGCGGACCAGTCCCAGTCCCAGCGCCACCGCAACAAACGCAGCAGTCAGACGACATGCCGCCATGGATGCGATGACACACTGACCACTGACAGCCGTCGCCTGCCCGGCAGCACAATAGGCAGGCCTGAAAGGGAATAATGAAACACAGATATCTAACTATGATAGACGAAGCCCAGGAAGCTAGTCGCGAGCCGCCCAGGCCACACATCGGGCCGTCTGTGATGGGGCACCATTGCGACCGATACATATGGCTCCAATTCAGATGGGCTGCCATCGAGCGGCATGAGGCACGTATGATGCGATTATTCGACCGCGGGCACAGCGAGGAGGCTAGCGTGATAGGGCTGCTGCGATATGCTGGATTTACCGTCACAGCAGAGCAGGTAGAGGTGCAGCTATATGGGCACCTGTCTGGCACAGCTGACGCTATAGTAGTCCCTCCAGATAGCGAATCAGCCAGGCTACTTGAGATAAAAACATCAAATTCAAGGGCTTTCAAAGAATTAAGCACCAAGGGTGTCAAGTCTGCTAAGCCTATGCATTGGGCGCAGATGCAGGTATACATGCATGCTCTATCACTAGAATCAGCCATCTACTACTGCGTCTGTAAGGACAACGATGATGTCTACATCGAGGAGGTCAGCTATGTAGAGCGAGCAGCTCGTCAGCTGCTAGACCGTGGGTATACTCTGAGTACCACTGAGGACATGCCTCCTCCGATATCTACTGACCCTACTCATTGGAGGTGCAAGATGTGCAGCTGCTACTCTTTCTGTCACCAGAGCCAGCTGACTCGAGAGGTCAATTGCCGCACATGTGCGCACTCCACTCCGCACGATGCAGGAATCTGGACATGCGATAGGTATCAGGAAGCGCTATCATACCAGGCGCAGCTAGACGGCTGCTCGTCACATGTGCTGCATCCTGACCTGGTGCCGTGGCCACTAGTACGCGATGAGTGCACGCCTCACATCGCTGCCTATAATATCGACGGCACGATCGTATACAATGGCGAGCCTGGAGTGGGTGTCATCGAGTCAGAGACGCTGGTGAGGTACTGAGTGGAGCTACGAGACTACCAACAGCGTGCTGTAGACATGGTCTACGACTGGATGTCTAGGCACAAAGGCAACCCATGCATCGTGGCTCCCACTGGCTCCGGCAAGAGCATCATCATCGCAGAGATATGCAGGTCACTGGTGCAGCGATATCCACGAGTGCGCATACTGATGCTGACTCACGTGCGTGAGCTAATCGAGCAAAATGCCGACAAGCTAAAGCAGCACTGGCTGGATGCCCCAGTCGGCATATACAGCGCTGGGCTGGGGCGTCGTGAGCTATCTGCACGCATCATATTTGCTGGCATCCAGTCGATACACTCAATGTCAGAGCACATGGGCAGATTCGACCTAATACTGGTCGATGAGTGTCATCTGATATCACATCGCCAGACAGGCAGATACAGAGAGCTCATCGATGCAGTGCAGGCACGCAATCCCAAGGCTCGCGTCATCGGGCTCACTGCCACGCCATACAGGCTTGGGCATGGACTCATCACAGATGGTGATGGGATATTCGACGCATTACTAGAGCCGACTAGTATCATGCAGCTAGTCACAGATGGGTATCTTGCGCCGCTCAGAAGCAAGCTCACTCGTGAGCAGTACGAGCTGGATGCTGTGCGACAGCGTGGCGGAGAGTACGTCGAGTCGGCTCTGCAGGCAGCAGTAGACACAG